AAATATAGCGCCAGTTCCAATATCATCACCTTTACTTGTTACGGACTCCACTATTAGTGTTGGTTCTGCTTATACTTCAATATTTGGAACTTTTGAAGGGGTTAAAGTGAGTGCAGCAAATACTGGATATGTTATGATTGATGATGAAATTATTGGATACCAATCGGTCAATAATACTTCTCTTGGATCCTTGTTCAGAGCACAAGATTCTACTCTTTCTGTTCCATATAAAATTAACACTCCAATGTATAAGTATGAATTAAATGGAGTTTCTTTAAGAAGAATCAATACAACTCATGATATTAGTGATTATAAAATTGATATTAATGGTTATCACTTAGAAGTGCAAATGAACTCAAATGGAATTGATAGAAGTAGTGACGGATCTTTAACAAATGCTCCACAATTGTCATTTACAAATGAAGAAACTTTAGGCGGATCTTCAGTACTTGCAACAGAAAATATCATATATGATTCGGTCACTCCAACATATAATGTTTTCACTCCTGGATCAGTTACTTCAGCAACTGCTTCCATCAGAACAATAAGTGGAACAAGTATTGATGGAACTGAAACTTCATTCCAAGATTTGGGATTTGAACCAGTTCAATTAAATAAATTAAATAAATTAAACTCTACAAGATTAGTTTGTTCGAAAATAAATGAAGATACTTATTTAAATACTCTGCCAAGAAATAAATCATTTACTACAGCAATTAAATTAAATACAAGCGATAATAATTTATCTCCTGTTATTTACTGTGATACTGCTTTTACCGAATTTAATAATAATTTATTGAATAGTCCAGTTTCTGATTATGTTAATGATAATAGAGTCAATTCTTTGACAGATGATCCTAATATTGCAGTATATGTTTCCAATCAGGTAACACTATCTCAACCAGCATCCTCTCTTAAAGTAATTTTCTCCGCATATAGACATTCTTCCTCAGATATTAGAGTTCTATACAGTTTAACAAGGCCAGATTCTAGTGAAATTTCCCAATCGTTTGAATTATTCCCTGGATATGACAATTTAACAGTTGATAATAATAATGATGGATATTTAGATGTAATTGATCCAGCAAAAAATAATGGAAAACCAGACATTCAAGTTCCAGCAAGTAAAGAAGGAGAATTTTTAGAATATCAATTTAGTCATTATCCAGTAAATACTCTTGATTTATTTGTTGGATATAGAATTAAAATTATAATGTCGGGAACTAATCAAGCATATGTACCAAGAATTAAAGAACTTAGAACAATTGCTGTTAGATAACTATGATACCAGTTCAAGGACATCCAAATCTTTACAGAGATGAAAATTCTGGTGCTATAATTAATTATGATGATTTGGCATATAATCAATATGTTAATTCATTGAACAATAGGCAAAATCAGAAAAAAGAAATTAATGATTTAAAGAATGAAGTAAATGAATTGAAATCCTTATTAAAACAATTATTAGAAAAAAATGGATCCATCTAAAATTAATTTGAGTAATATTTCAAAACTTTTTGAATATGAAAAAATATGTAGAGAAATTGACAATTGCAATGATACTGAGGTTTTGAGAAACATTTCAAAATCATACATTAAACTTTATTTTTCACAGCAAGAAGTTTTAACAGAATTGGGCAGTAAACTCTGATATAAATAAAAAGTAGATCAAGTTATTGTAAATGGCAGCAGTATATGTTAGCAATTTAATAATTAACTCTGGTGCCGATTTTCAGCAGACATTTAATCTGGATGATTCTGATACAAATTCTCCATTGAATTTGACCAATTATACTATTTCATCTCAGATGAGAAAATATTCTGGAAGTTCTTCCTCTGTATCATTTGCTTCATCAATTACTAGTCCACCAACAAATGGACAAATATCTATCAGTTTAGGATCAACTCAAACATCTGCAATAAAACCTGGTAGATATGTTTATGATGTTTTGATCATAGATTCCTCATCGATCAAAACAAGAGTAGTTGAAGGAATGGTTCTTGTAAGAGAAGGCGTTACAAAGTAAGGAGAATATTTAAATGGCAAAACCATCAAGTAGACAAGAACTCGTAGATTACTGTCTAAGGCGTCTAGGTGCCCCTGTACTGGAAATTAACGTTGATGATGATCAAGTAGATGATCTCGTAGATGATGCCCTACAACTCTTCCAGGAGAGGCACTTTGATGGTGTGGAAAGAATGTATCTCAAATACAAAATAACGCAGGAAGATATTAATAGAGGTCATGCCCAGGGAACAAATAGTGTTGGAATAGTAACTACCACAGGAACAGCAAATATTAGTGGTATTGGTACAGTTAATTATAATTTTTACGAAAATTCAAATTTTATTCAAGTTCCAGACTCTATTATAGGAATCGAAAAGGTATTTAAATTTGATACTAGTGATATTTCTGGAGGAATGTTTAGTATCAAATATCAATTATTCTTAAATGATTTGTATTATTTCAACTCTGTTGAACTTTTACAATATGCTATGGTTAAAACATATTTGGAAGATATTGATTTTCTTTTAAAGACTGATAAGCAAATTAGATTCAATAAAAGACAAAATAGAATGTATCTTGATATAGATTGGACTCAACAAAAACCAGATACTTTCTTCATTATTGATTGCTATAGAATTTTAGATCCAAATAATTTTACCAAAGTTTATAATGATAGTTTTGTCAAGAGATATCTTACTGCATTAATTAAAAGACAATGGGGACAAAATTTACTCAAATTTAGAGGAACTAAACTTGTTGGTGGGTTGGAATTAAATGGTAGAGAATTATATGAAGATGCAGAAAGAGAAATAGAAACAATTATGTCAAGAATGTCTATGGATTATGAACTTCCACCATACGATTTTATTGGATAATGGCACTTAATCCCTTTTTCTTACAAGGATCTCCAGGAGAACAGAGACTCATTCAAGAGTTGATTAATGAGCAATTAAAAATATATGGAATAGAAGTAACTTATATTCCTAGAAAATTTGTAAGAAAGCAAACGATTTTAAAAGAAATTCAATCATCAAGATTTGATGATAATTTTTTAATTGAAGCATATGTTAATACTTTTGATGGATACTCTGGATCTGGAGATATTCTAACAAAATTTGGCATGAGTTTAAAGGATGATGTTAGTTTATCAATTTCAAAAGAAAGATTTGAGGATTTTATTGCTCCATTTTTAAAAACAATGGATCCGAATGAGATTGAACTGGCATCAAGACCCAGAGAAGGGGATTTGATTTATTTTCCCCTGGGTCAAAGATTATTCGAAGTTAAATTTGTAGAGCATGAAAAACCTTTTTATCAATTAGGAAAGTTGTACATTTATGAACTGCAATGTGAATTATTTGAATATGAAGATGAAGTTATTGACACTACTATCGAAGAAATCGATAAGACTGTTCAAGAACAAGGTTATATAACTTCTCTACAATTAATGTCAGTTGGAGTACGCGCAACTGCAACTACATCATTAACTAATGGATATGTTAGAAAAGTAGATTTAATTAATGATGGTTATGGATATAAGTCAACTCCTGTAGTTTCAATTAGTACAGCACCATCTGGTGGAATAAATGCTACCGCTGTTGCCATTACCACAAGTAAGGGTGGATCATATTCGGTTAAAGAAATTTTATTAACAAATACTGGATTGGGATACACAGTTCCCCCAACACTTACGATTACTGGTGGAGGAGGATCTGGTGCTGCTGCAACTTGCGTTATTGAGACAGTTTACAGTGGAATAACAACAATTAGTATTGGAAATAGTGGTACGGGATATGCATATGCGCCCAATATCGTATTTACTAATCCAACTGATGGCCCTGCAATTGGGGCATCGGCAATTGTAAGAATTAATTCCAACACTCAAGTTTCTGAAATATTAATCTCTAATGCTGGAGCAGGATTTACTTCTGCACCAATAATAACTATAGATGCACCTCCACTTATTACTGGAATTGGTACATATATTTTTAATGAGATTGTTGTTGGATCCACATCTGGAACTAGAGCAAGAGTTAAATCTTGGAATAAAACCAATAATATTCTAGAAGTTTCTATTAATAATGGAGAATTTTATCCTGGAGAAATACTAGTTGGTAGTGCTTCATCTGCAATATATTCAATAAAAACTCACAATATGGATCTTTTATATGATAAATATCAAGAAAACGATCAAATTCAACTAGAAGCGGATCTTATCGTAGATTTTTCTGAATCAAATCCATTTGGTAGATACTAATGTTAGGAACTTACTATTATCATCAGATTATACGAAGAACTATTATTGCATTTGGATCATTATTTAATGATATTCATATTAGGCATCAAGATTCAAATAATGATGTAATTAGTGATATAGAAGTTCCTTTGGCATATGGCCCTATACAAAAGTTCTTGGCGCGTATTGAGCAGCAACCAAATTTAAATAAACCAATTGAAATTACTTTGCCAAGAATGACTTTTGAAATGATCAGTATTGAATATGATCCAGTAAGAAAAGCAAATGTTACTCAAACATTCAAAGCAGTTGATGGAAATAATTTGAAAAAAGTTTTTATGCCAGTTCCATATAATATCGGATTTGAACTTAATATTTTAACAAAGTTAAATGATGATTCCTTACAAATAGTCGAGCAAATTCTTCCATATTTTCAACCATCATTCAATCTTACAATAGATTTAATTGATTCTATTGGAGAAAAAAGAGATATACCCGTTGTTTTAAATAGTACAACATTTAGAGATGATTACGAAGGTGATCTTACAACAAGACGAGCATTGATTTATACTTTAAATTTTACTGCCAAAACATATCTGTTTGGTCCAATCGCAGACACTACAGATGGTCTTATTCGTAAGGTACAAGTCGATTATTATTCAAGTACTGATATTGCAACAGCTAAGAGAGAAATGCGATATACTGTTGTTCCCGATCCAATTGACGCTGAACCAAGTGATGATTTTGGATTTAGTGAGAATTTGGAATTTTTCCAAAACTCTAAATCTTATAGTCCAACACAACAAATTGATAATTGATAGGTAAAATATGGCAAATTATGATTCCATAAACAAGGCGCTCAATATTGAGAGCAGTATTGTAAGTATTGATGAGAAATCTTCTGAAATTGAAGTTATAAGTCCAACAGATAATGATATTAAAAAGGATTATGAATACACAAGAGCGAATCTTTATTCATTGATCGAAAAAGGTCAGGAAGCAATTAATGGAATATTAGAACTTGCAGGAGAAGGTGGGAGTGCAAGGGCATATGAAGTTGCTGGACAGGTAATTAAAAGTGTTGCAGATACAACTGACAAATTAATGGATCTTCATAAAAAAGTGAAGGAAGTTGAAGAAGATGTGGCAAAAACAACTAACAATGTGACCAATAATGCAGTATTTGTTGGGTCAACATCGGAATTGCAAAAATTACTCAAGCAAGGTTTTCTAAATAATAAGGACTAGTTTTATAAAATATTGGATAACCTAAAACCACATAAATCAGTTGAACAGATTGCAAAGAAACATCGTCTTGATGTTTCTTTTATTAGGAATCAACTTGAAATGGGAATTCCTATTGAACATGAACATACTGCAAATAAGGTTTTAGCAACTGATATTGCTCTTCAACATTTAGATGAAATTCCAGATTATTATACTCGTTTGAAAAAAATGGAAGCATCTGCCAAAAAAGAGCATAAGAAGTTTAAGGATATGAAAGAAGATGCAGTGACAGATCTTCAAAGAGGAATTGTTGAATTGCCAAATGCATCTTATGAATCTATTGATAATTTGATGAGGCGCATTATGAAGAGAAGAAAGGTGAGTGCCAAAAAACTTCATGATGATTTTGTCGATAAGCATCATCAAACTCCAGATACTTGGGCAAAAAAGAATATGAAAGAAGATCTTAGAGATTGGTTTGGAAAAGGAGGTGAAGGTGGAGTTGGTGGTGGTGGATGGGATAGATATAACAGTAAAGGAGAAAGGATTGGAAAATGTGCAAAGGAAGATCCGAACGAACCGAAACCAAAGTGTCTGAGCAAAGAGAAAGCAAGCCAATTGCGTTCTCAGGGGGGTGCAAATGCGATTGCAAATGCCGTGAGGAACAAGAGAACAAACGATCCAATATCTGATCGATCTGGAAAAGGAGGAAAACCAATCATGGTATCTAATCAAATCAAAGAAGAAAACATTCAAGAAAAAAATGTTCCGACAAATCCTTCACTTTGGTCTAAAATGAAGGCGAAGGCAAGATCAAAGTTTGATGTTTACCCTAGTGCTTATGCAAATGGTTGGGCAGCAAAAGAATATAAGAAATCTGGTGGTGGATGGAAAACCGTAAGTGAAGGTAATCTTGCACAACAAGCAGCAATTGCAATTAATATGAAAAAGAAAGGAATTAAACCAAAATCTGAAATGAAAGAAGATTGTTGGGATGGTTATGAACAAAAAGGTATGAAAAAGAAAGGAAAAAAAATGGTTCCAAATTGTGTTTCCGTAAAAGAGGCATCAGAAATGCAAAGATACTGCCCAAAATGTGATAAGAATGAGACTCGTAAAGAATGCAAATATGGAGAAAAATATTGGGATATGTTTTCAAGACCAATTACTTTAGGAAAAGATTATACACCAAACACTCCACATCCAGGAAATTTTCCCGAAAGTTTTAAAATAGATCCAGAAAAGCATAGAAAGCAAGCAAAAACAAACAGTAGTGCTGCAAAAAAATTGCGTGACATGTCAACCTCGCAACAAGCACAATTGCCAAAAGAAATGGTAAAAAAGGTTATTGGTGTAGATTTGCCAAGATTTAAAGAATCTTTAACGATAGAAGATTCTGATGGAAATCATTATGCAGAATTTATTGATATTATTAAACCAGAACCATTAAAAGCATCTAGAGGTATTGGAAGTAAACTTTTGGGTGAAGGACTTAGTTTTGAAATTGGAAATAAAAAAACTACCGGACTGGGAGGAATGACTCCACAAGATGTTGAGCGATTAAAACAAGGTAATCCCGGTGCTGCTGAAAAAATAGATCAAAAATATCAGCAGATTAGAAGAGGAATTAGTTTACCTCTTGCAAAGAAAGAAACAAAAAAAGAAGTTCAGGTTGCTCATTATAATATGAAAACCTTTGGTAGATTTATGAGTGAGGCAAATGAGGTAAGAGGTAATCTGCATGAATTTTTGCCAGTGATTGCAGCAGTAGGTGAAATTGGTGCAGGAATGGTAGGTAGAGCAGTTGCAGGAGAAGTTGCTGGTGCTATTGGGGGTGCTGCTTCTAGTGGAATTCGTGCTATGGCAGCCGATATTATTGGAAAAAAGGTTGGAGATATGGCAGCAACTAAAGTTAAAAAAACAGTTAATAAATTAACACAACAAAATAGTAATGACAATGAAAATGTTGATACCAATAAAGAAGAATTTTCTAATTGGAGATTTGATTTTGGATTGTCTGAGGCATCCGCTGCTTGGCAAAGAAAAGAGGGAAAGAATCCTGAGGGTGGTTTAAATAAAAAAGGAATTGCTTCTTACCGTAGAGAACATCCTGGATCACACCTCTCACTTGCGGTCACGACAAAACCTTCAAAACTAAAACCAGGATCTAAATCTGCAAATCGTAGAAAATCATTTTGTTCAAGATCTGCTGGACAAATGAAAATGTGGCCAAAAGCAGCAAAAGATCCAAATTCTAGATTAAGATTAGCAAGAAAAAAATGGAATTGCTAATTTCTATAAATATTTATGTAATGAAAAGGAATGAAAATAGTGGATACTAAAATTTGCACCAAATGTAAAGAAGAAAAATCAAAAGATACAATTAGTTTCCCACCACATAATAAAAAATTAGATGGTTTAGATAGTTGGTGTAGAAAATGTAGAGCATCTTATAGGAGTGAAATAAATAGAGGTAAATTTAGAGGTCAACTTTCCGATGACGAAGTTAGAAAATTAAAAAAACAAGATAAATGTGATATATGTGGTGGGTCAGAATTTGCAGGGTCGAGAAATAATAAACATTTAGGAAAAATTTATCCTTTAGTTATGGATCATAATCACGAAACTGGAAAATTTAGAGGAATGCTGTGTAGTCATTGTAATAGAGGTCTTGGAAATTTTAAGGATAATATAAATACACTAGAAATGGCAATTAAATATTTAAGAGATCGTAATAATTAAATGAAAAAGAAACTTACATCAGCAAAAACTGCACATGATCCAGATTCAAGGATCAATAAATCATTAAGAAAGTGGAATTGTTAATATGTCATCAGAACTAAATGATTTTTTTAAATTATTAGCAGAAGATAAAAAAAAGAAAAAAGAAGAATTTGATTCTATGGTTGGTGACTTTGAATTAAATTCTCTTTTTGAAGAATTTTCTGCGCTTAAAAAAGAAACAAAAAGAAAAAAAGTAAAAGAACAAAAAGCAGTAAAAGCATTTGAAAACTGGTTATATTCGGAAACGCCCAAACAAAAAAAACAAATCATTGATGATGTAATTGAAAATTCTTTAGAAGAAGTTATTGAAATTTTGGAGGATCATAAAGAAGAAATAGAACAACCCAAAGTAAACCTGATTGAAAAATCATTGGGACTTCTTGCAGAACCATCAGATGTTAAACAACAGAATGATCCATTAACGCCTTTAGATCAAAAATTTGCAACACTTGAAGACTTACAAAAGCATTATAGCACTTTTCTTTCTCGTATTCAACAACAACTTTCCACATTAGGTGGAGGTGGAGAAACTCGTCTTGAGTTCCTGGATGATGTAAATAGAAACTCGGTTAAAGTAGATCATAAGTTTCTGAGATATGATGCACCATCTAAAAAATGGATTGGTGCATATGCTGGTGAAGCACCTTTCATATCATCAACAACTTATGTAACATCATCATCATATACAATTACTGAAAATGATTATTACATAGGAGTTAATTATGCAGGAGCAGTTACAATTACTCTTCCGACTGGAGTGATTCAAGGAACTACCTACATAGTAAAAGATGAACTTGGAGAAGCATCCAAGGGAACGAATAGATATATCACAATCCTTCCATCAGGTTCAGATAAAATTGACGGACAGGATAGAGCAATTCTTGCATATGATTTTGGTTCACTTACTTTTGTTTATAGAAACGGTTGGAGGGTAGT